ATGGGTGTTATCAATATGCAATGGTATATTGACCGTGGATTAACCAAAAGAGTTACAAAAACATTAACAGAAGATTCTAAATTAACTGGCAGAAAAGCTGGTGAATCATTTGAATATAATGAAATTACTCAATCATATTCATGTGGTCGTATTGATTGCCGTGGTGATGATTTAGGACCATATGGTGCAGAAATTAGTATACCACCAATGACCGACCAAGATTGGGGTAGATTTAGTAATTGGTTGAATACATTTGAAACTGATGCAATGTGGAAATTCAAAGATATTATTGAGTTGTATGAAAGAACAAATCCAAAAATAACTTGGGCTGAAAGATATGAAGAATGATTACGAAAATTTAGAGAAGTTGTTGAATGAATCACCAATGAGTGAGTATGCCATGTATGTGCGTGAAGATTTGATTGAGTTTGCTTTGTTGGCTATTCAAGAAACCAAAGCACTTTGGTATGCAAAAGGCCATGCAGATGGCGCAAAGGTAAATCAAGACTACCAAACATTACGAACCTTTGATGGGAAATTATCATGAGTATATCAGCATATAAAGAAGTTACAGAATGGGACAATTCAGAATTTGTGGTGCCTAATCATACTTATCTATTTGATGGTAAGTCCAATATTCTGGCATATGCCAAGGCAAGTAATGATGAGTTGGTAATATTGCATAAACCATTGCCATTGGATAATCGTAGGCGTAAGTTTGTCAAGGTCAAGCATGAGGCCTTGGATGCGTATGGTGCAACGGTGGTGCTCGAAGAACCAAAGCTCGACAATGTGCCTAATTGGCAGGTCAAGAGTGATTCAGGCAAGACCTATACGGTCATCTTAGAATTTGGTAAGTACCAATGCAATTGTATCGGTTATTCGTATCGTGGTAAATGTAAGCACTCAGAAAGTGTTGCTTTGGAACAACAGTCAAGCAAATAATTCTTGACTTGCCAAGTGGCACCTGTATAATGGTAAATTAAATTGTTGAAAGGTTTTTTATGAGTTTAAATAAAAATGGTATGGCTTTTGTAACCGCCTGTGAATCTATTTTTGGTGTGGAAGCAATCGTTAGCCGTGATGATATTGCCAGAGTGTGTCAAGAAACTGATGCACCTTATCCATATTGGTTGGTAACAAAATCACAATATCGCCATGACCGTGGTCAATATAAAGTTCCAGCATCTGGTCAAAAGATTGTAAAGTCCTCAGAAAAGATTGTAAAGAATTCTGAGCAAGATTGTAAAGAACCTGAAACAGAAATGGCATACGCTCAAGTATTACAATTGCGTCAACCTAAAATGGTAGATGAATCTGATACCGCTGTGCCTATGAAATTCCCTGATTATGTACCTTTTGGTTTCTATAAAGACTTACATGGTATCATTAAATCAAAAGCTTTTTATCCTGTATTCATTACTGGTTTATCAGGCAACGGCAAAACCTTAATGGTTGAGCAAGTGTGTGCCGATTTAAATCGTGAATGTTTGCGTGTCAATATTTCTATTGAAACTGATGAAACTGATTTGCTTGGTGGTTTTGCTTTGATTGATGGCAACACAATCTTCCGTGATGGCCCCGTTATTCAGGCTATGAAGAAAGGTGCCGTTCTATTGATTGACGAAGTAGACCGTGGTTCTAATAAGTTGATGTGTTTGCAAGGCATCTTAGAAGGCAAACCATATTACAATAAAAAGAATGGCGAGAACATTTACCCACAATCAGGCTTCACCATCATTGCGACCGCTAACACCAAAGGTCGTGGTAGTGAAGAAGGTAAGTATCTCTCTCAGATTCTTGACGATGCGTTCCTAGAACGATTCCCAATTACGGTAGAACAGGAATATCCTGATGCCAAAACTGAGCGTAAGATTTTATTACCATTGATTGATGACAAAGAATTTGTTGAGAATCTTTGCCAATGGGCGGATGTGGTTCGTCAAACCTTTGAACAAGGTGGTACTGATGAGATTATCTCTACTCGCCGTTTGGTACATATTGCCAAGGCATACAAAATCTTTGGTGACCGCATGAAAGCAATTGAGCTTTGTGTGAATCGTTTTGATACTGAAACTAAATTGGCATTCCTTGATTTGTATTCTAAAGTGGATGCCAAAGTAGAATCACCTGCCAATACGGCAAGTGCAACCGTTACCACAAATAATGACCCGTTTTAATTGTGGTAAACATTCATCGGTTGGCTTGCCAACCGGTAATCACACCTGTATAATTTCTGGTGTAGCAGTATGAAATATTTTTATTATGTTTAATTTGATAGGAGTTTTACAATGGCTTTAACAGTTCGCAAAGGCAAAATCAATCGTCACGAAAAAATTACTCAAGTTCTTTTGAGTGGCAAACCTGTTTCACCTGATGAAATCAAAGCAGTATTTACTGGTACTGACCAAGAATCGGTTCTGTATCGTTTATCAACCAACATTTACAATATTCGCAAAGACGGTGGTATTGTAAAAGTTATCAAAGATGGTCGTAAAGTAACGGCATATCAATTGGTCAACTACACAGAGTTTGATTCCAATGGTCGTTACAAAGGCAATACCAAGACAACGACTGCGAGTAAAAGCGTAAGTCAACCTGTAACTGAGCAAGAAGTATTAGCTGCATAATTTCGTGTTGGGACTTTACCTAGGCGTTGAGTTATACTCCGCCTAGGACTTTTTTAATAAGGTTAATAATTATGCCACAAGATTTTAGTAAATATATGAAATTTGATTATCCTCAACAAACAAGTGTTGTGAATATTCACAAAAAAGATATCAATGAATTTATTGGTTTTCTGCACGATGTGCAATTAGATTATATTGATGAAGCGGTATCAAAATCAGATTTATCTGAAGCAAATGTTATTATCAAACATATTATGGGATTACCAAATGGATTACACTAACAATTATCTTTCTGTATTAAAAGCAGAACGAGAAAAACTATTAACAGAATATTATCAGCCACAGCAAGAAGGTACAGGCCATTTTAATACTGCGGCTTATGTTTTACAGATTCGTATCAATGAAATTGAAAAGGAATTAAAAAATGCCTAGTTGGAAAATTGAACCGTCTTACAAAAAATCTGTTATCGAAAGAATTCATTTTCACAAAGATGATAAAACCATTGTTGTTGAAACTGGTTGGCGTTGGGGTGAATTTACTTGTATAACAGAAGATGATACACCACCAGTTTTGGAAGAAGGTGTTGACCTCTATGATTGTGGTTATGAAGTTGAAATGAATTATTGTGATGATGGTTGCTGGGAGAATCACGAATATAGTGGATTGACCGAAGAAGAAGAAGAGGCCATGGAAGAATGGTTAAGTGAAAATTCTTTCTTTGATTTGGAAGAAGATGGTTGGACTATGGGTGATAGTCAAATGATTATGGATTGTGAGCCATCAATTGAAAGGATTGAAGAATAATGGCCTCTCTTGATGAAGATGCAATGTTGGTTGGTTTGACAGAACAAATTGATTCAATGTTGGTTGAATGGATGGCAGAATATAAAATACCTCCATTAAACCTAACTGCAATTATATTGGCACGATTGACATGGTTGGCAAAAAACGGACAATATACGGAAGATTTTATTGAATTGTTAAAAGCACCAACTCAAGTTTTGGAAGAACAAGATAAACAGAATGTGGTTCACTAATGAACGAACAATTTAAAGATTATTATATACAAACTTTGACAACTGCATTGAATGATATTCTGTATAAGAATTTTTCGATGCAGACTGAACTTAAAATTTCAAATGAAATGGTTGAGAATCTAAAACAACAGGTCAGTTTGATAGAAAGAAAACATAATGAATATATTGATTCTCTTAAGCAAGAATATGACCAAAAATTAAAAGAACAAGATTATAAAATCTCTGATTTAGAAACTAAACTTGAGGGAATGAATGATTTGGTAAGTAATTATGATAAACTTATACCACAAATTACTAAAAAGATAAAGAAATAAAATGAAATTACAATTAACATTCTTGGATGAAAATCCTGATGGTTCAGCAAATATGACCATAGAATATGATGAAGAAGCTCATCGTCTATTAATTCAAAAAGCAATTGAAACTATTATTTTAGAATACATTGAAAATGTCAAAGATGAAGAAAAATGTCCTGATAACGGGGTCTAGTGGTTATATTGGCCAACACCTTGTAAAACTTCTTAGTAAAGATTATAATGTGCATGGTTTTGATAATCGTGTTGCATTTAACGATTTGATTTATAATCGTAACAATTTCTCACAGACAGATATTCGTTATGATTTGACATCTTCCATGTTTCTATTCTATGATTGGCCGGACGAGTTCGATGCTGTGATTCACCTTGCGGCTTTGGTTCGTGTGAATGAATCAGTAGAACAACCTTACACATATTACAATACCAATATTAATGGTACAGCCAATGTATTACATGGTTTAAAATATAAGAATTTTATTTTTGCATCAACTGGTGCAGCCGAGAATCCTATCAGTCCTTATGCTTTAAGTAAGCGAGTGGCGGAAGATATTGTGCATGAATCTTGTCACGATTCGAATTACACTATCTTCAGATTTTATAATGTTATTGGGACTGATGGGATACCCCCTACTAATCCAGATGGATTATTTTCAAATTTAATAAAAGCTCAAAAGACTGGAGTATTTAATTTGTATGGTACAGATTATAATACTCCTGATGGTACTGCGGTTCGTGATTATGTCCATGTAATGGAAATTTGCCATGCAATTCGTGAAGCGATTGAACGACCTGCCAATAGATTGGAGAATCTAGGTCACGGTGATGGACATTCGGTATTAGAGATGGTTAAGAAATACCAAGAGGTAAACAATTGCACATTCACCATAAATCCTTGCCAAAAACGAGAAGGTGATTTAGAATATAGTGTATTGAAAAATGTATCACCGTATATGAAACATCGATATACTTTTGATGAACTAATGATGACTAGATAAAATGAATGATATATTAATATTTGCCTTTGGTATTACACTTGGTGTAATTATTGGAAGAAGTAAAACTATTGTCGAAGATGAATCTTTGAAAAGTAAAATTGAAGAATTAGAAAAGTCTATTGAATATTATAAAGACCTCTGTAAATGGCATGTTGAAGAAAAGGAAAGATTGAAACATGAATACTATATCAAAGAATGATAAGTTAATGGTCTTAAAAAGAAAGAAAACGAAATGAAAGTTTGGATCAGTAAATATCGTAATCATTGGATTTCTCCATATACTATTCTCAAGAAAGTTTGCTTTTGGGAAAAGAATGAAGATATCTTTTATAATCTCAATGATGAACCTAATGCACCATATGAAAAATGGGTCAAACTACTTGACCCTATTTGTGTTGCACTTCAAAAGCTTTTAGATTTTGTTCACCCACGATGGACTTATATCAAGATTGACCGATGGGATACTTGGTCAATGGATTGCACATTGGCGGAGATTATTCTACCAATGCTGATACAGTTGCGTAATGATAAACATGGTTCACCAATGGTAGATGATGAAGATGTGCCAGAAGAATTGAGAGCTGTTAAGAAATCAAAACGTAAGAAAAATGATATGCGTAATAATCCAAATGTTCACGCTGTTGATTGGGATGGAAGTGATGAACATAGTACCGTACATCTTAAATGGGATTGGGTTCTCAATGAAATGATTTGGGCTTTTGAACAGAAGGTTAAAGACGATGATGAACATCAATTCTTTGACCATACTGAATGTGGCCATAAATCACCTTGGGATAAAGATTATGTTTCACCTAAAGTTGATTGGGATGGATTAAAAGCACATCAAGCAAGAAAGACCAATGGTTATAGATTGTTTGGTAAATATTATGAAGGATTGTGGGATTGATATGATACCGTATGTTGGTTACATTCAGGCCAAAAGGTCATTAAAATTGACAAAAGAAACCATCAGAATAATGGGAGATTCTACCAATTATATGTTAGAGGCACAGAGAGATATGCTTGAATTAGAAGTGGAACATTTCCGTCAAACCTCTATCAAGTTTACCATTTTTCTATTGACTTTAATGGTATTTTGTGTTACGCTATCGTTGTTACATTTTTATTATGGAGTTTTTTAATGATTAGTAAGTTATACACTTGGGTAGGCAAAAATGTTTTTGCTATTGTTTTAATTTTGTTAGGTATTAGTTCTGTAGTAACAATATATAATCTTGTTGATGTGGTTCGTAAACCAGCACCAATTAATATTGTCGATGGAAGTATTCAACATCATTTAGTGTGGTCAAATAAAGGTGAATGTTTTTTTGTTAGACCATATTCTACTGAAACTGTTTACTTGATTCGTGTTCAAGATTGTGATAAAAAATGAAACCAAACAAAGATTTTAAATTAAGTAAATCCGCTAAAAGAATGTTGGCCACCAAATTTGGTGAAGAACGAGGTCTTTGGAAAAAGTTTTATATTCAAGCAGAGTTAGCTTTTAAATCTGCTAAGTTAGCTAAAATTCGTGAACCAAAAGGAGAAGAGTAATGAGTTTATTTGTTGAAGTATTTGATGTTGAAAAACAATGCACCACAATTATTAATTTGGACTTGGTTGCTGAGATTGCACCTTTGTCTGTTGGTGGTTGTGCAATCTTCTTTGCAGATTCAGCCGGTTCTGGTGCTAGGTCAGCAATGAAAGTAAAAGATGATTATAAGAAATTCTCACAATTGGTGATGCAAATGGTTACCGCTGAAGATATTTCTAAGCGTTTTCCTACAAAAACACCAACTAAGACAAAAGACACACCACCAATCGATATTCCAAAATTATGATAGATGATGTAATTACCTTGACAGAACAACCTATACGCATCTGTGGTGGTTCTGGTCAAGATATTATTACTGTTGGTGAAACAGTCCATGCCTGTGAAACTGTGCAGGTCAACTCTGCTAATTTGGTGATTACATTTGATGAATGATTTATTTCTAACAACTTTTGGTTGGATTAAAGATGATTGGTATTCTAATAGGATTCGTTTTATCGTGGAGTGTTTGGCTTGGGCTATCAGCATTGGCTGTAGCATTACAATGGCGCTTACTGTACCCAACCCTCCGTTACTCATTTTGTATCCCATTTGGATTTCTGGTTGCGCTATGTACACATGGGCTGCTTACACTCGTCAGTCTTTTGGCATGCTCGCAAACTACCTCTTGTTGGTAACTATTGATACAGTTGGTTTAATCAGGATGTTATAATGTTTTTCTTTAAATCGAAACCTATACATTTAGATTGTTTTACAAATCGAGTTGAAATTCATGATGTGTATAAAATAGATTACACAAGTAAATTTTATCCCGATTGGTGGAAGAAATTACCAAAAACATATATTGATGAAAGTTATGGTGAGTATTGGCCAAAACCAACAATGAAAACTTGTGTTGGATTTAATTCGTTTCACAGATATGGAATATCCATGCCTCTGTGGACGGATATCTGCATTGATATTCCAAATCAAAACGAAGTTCGTTGGAAATTTTCTGATAGAGTTACTGAATCTGAATGGCACAATTCAAAACAATGGGGTGATTATATAAAAGAAGGATATGCTAATATTAAAATTGATGCACCTTGGAAATTTGTTTGTAAAGAAGATATCAATTTTACATGGGTTCAAAACCTTTGGTTAATGGAAGATTTTTCAGAAATTATTATACATCCTGGTGTGTTAGATTATAGAACTCAACATTCTACCAATATTAATTGTTTTATTCCTACAGACAAAACAAGAAATTATATAATTCCTTCAGGTAAGCCTCTGACAAATATTATACCAATGTCGGATAGAAAAGTGAAAATACACAACCATTTGGTTGATGATAATGAATACAACAATTTAGCAGCAAAATCGACTCCACTTTCTTTTAGTAATTGGAATTTTAAAAGAAAGAAGTTATTAGATAATGAAAAGAAATGTCCTTTTGGCTTTAAATAATTATGAATATTTTTTACCTTGATAATGATGTAACCAAATGTGCTGAATCTCATGTAGATAAGCATGTTGTTAAAATGATCCTTGAATATGCTCAATTACTTTCTACCGCACACCGTATTATTGACGGTGTTCCTTCTACTCGTCTATCTAAGTCTGGTCGCCAACAGAAGTGTTACATTCTCCCTGATGAGCGTGAGCAAGTGCTTTATTCCGCTACTCATGTTAATCATCCTTCTGCTGTGTGGTGCCGACAAAACGATTCAAACTATATTTGGCTAAGTAAACTATTACTAGCTTGTTGTAAAGAATATACCTATCGTTATGGTAAAGTACATAAATGTGAAGAAACTGGTTTAGTTAAATCTTTATTTTTTAATCTACCAAAAAATATTTCAAATGGAAGTTTTACAGGACCAACACCTGCCATGCCAGATGAATGTAAAGTTCCTGGAGATTCATTACAATCATATCGCAACTATTATGTAATGAATAAAAGCCATTTGTGGTCATGGAAAGGTAAAATAAATGGTAGAAATAAACCAAACTGGTTTATTGAAATGACTGAACCTTTAGTTGAGGAATGTGCCTGATGGCGAATTTAAACTATACAATAACACCAATGTTTCCAAAAGCATTAATGTCAGCCGATTTAACAGGTGTTATTGGTCAAGAACAGATTGATTTTTTATCAACTCTGCCAATGAAACAAAACATACACAATAATATTTCAATTGATAAGTATGTTTTGGAATATCCCGTAATGAGTGAGTTAAAGAAAGCAATTGATGTTTGTTTAGAACACTATTGTAGGGAAGTTATGGGATTAAAAAAAGGACAAGACTTATACATTACACAATCTTGGACTTTGATTAATGAACCTGGCATTACTATGCATGAACATGCACACCCCAATTCAATTGTATCTGGTTCTTTTTATTATGATGACATTCCAACACCAACACCAAATATGGTCTTTTTAAGAGCCAATGGTTACGATGCACATCGTTTCAATGTTGATGATGATAAGATTAACCAATACAATACACCCTTTATAGAGATAGAACCGTCCAAGAACTCATTGTTTCTATTTTCATCAAATTTATACCATAATGTTCAAAAGAATACTACCGACAAACCTAGAAAAGCAATGGCCTTTAATACCTATATAAAAGGAACCTTTGGTGGTGAATCAAGTATGTTAACTTTAGGATAATTATGCCTTCATATGATTTTTTAAACAAAAATACAGGTGAGATAGAAGAGCATCGTATGTCATATACGGTACTGGATGAATTTATCACAAATAATCCACACCTAGAACGATATCATTCAGCACAGAATCTTCCAATCATGTCAGATGGTATGCGTATGTCTGTACCTGGAATTGGTAAGGCTGATTCTTCTTTTGAAAAATATGTTATTGGCCCCATGAAAGAACGTATTCCAAATAATACAATCAAAGCTGGTCACAAAACCAAAGCATCTAGAGAATGGTAATCAATTCTCAAACTCCCGCCATATTAATCTACAAAGGAGGTCTTAATGATAAGATTGCGCCTGTAGTAAAAACTGCTCATGTTAAGAATAATAATAATAACAACAGGAGTTTTAATGAGCAAAAAAAGAATGATGTCAAAACAACAGCGGCTATATTACGAATACGCAAATAAAGAAAGAGTTAGACAAGAATTGATAGAATATATCAAACAAGAAAAAGAAAACGAATTAATACGAAAAATAGAACGCTCAGCACAATCATACCTTACATAATGTTTAACTATTGCCCACCAAAATCATTACAAGACCTTAAATCAGAAACTTTTCCTGATGGAAAACGATATTATACTTTACCTGATGGAACACGATTACCTTCTGTTACAACAGTATTAGGTGCTCAGAAGAAACAGGCCATCATGGAATGGCGCAAACGAGTTGGTGAAGAAGAAGCTAATCGTGTTTCAAAAAAAGCCACTTCTCGTGGTACAAATGTTCATACGCTATGTGAAAGATATTTGAATAATGAATCATTAGGTGATATTATGCCTGATGCTAAAGAAATGTTCTTTTCTATCAAACCGTTCCTCAATAAAATTAATAATATTCATTATCAAGAACAGGCATTATGGTCAACTCAATTGGGTATGGCTGGCCGTGTTGATTGTATTGGTGAATATGATGGTGTATTATCTTCCATTGACTTTAAAACATCCAAAAAGATAAAATCCCATGAAGATATTGCTGATTATTTCTGGCAGACCACAGCATACGCTTTAATGTACGAGGAACTGGTTGGAACGCCAATCCATCAACTGGTAATCATCATGGCAGTAGAACATCATCAACCCTTGGTGTTCGTCCAAAAGACGGAGGATCACATCCAAGGTCTTGTGGAAGCTATTGATTATTATAAGAAACAAACTTAAATACCATTTAATGGCTTGACAAAACCTAAATAATAGTTTATAATAGGTATCATTATGAAAATAAACAAATTAATTTTAAAAATGTACAAATCTATTCTTTCTAATAACAAAAAGAAAGAAAAGAAATTATGGTTTAAAGCTTTGAAAAAATCTTTAAAACATAAACATACCGAAGCTATCAAATAATCCTCCACAAAATCAAATTCGTAATTGGAGACCAAGACCAGAATATCGGTCGTAATCAAAAAGGAGATATGATGAATACATCAATCAAAAGAAATAAATTGTTGGTCTTTTTGACAACAATATTATTGTTAATCAATTTAGTAGTTCCAGCAACAAAAGCATATGCGGACTATGGTATCGTAGAACAGGTTAGTAACGAATTTAATTCAGAACTACAATGTCTTGCAGAAAATGTTTATTATGAAGCAGCTTCAGAATCATTTGAAGGCAAATTGGCAGTTGCACAAGTTACACTCAACAGAGCAAATAGTGGTAAATTCCCTAATAGCGTGTGTGGTGTAGTGAAACAAAAAAATCTTGTGAATGGATTTTTTGTTTGTCAATTTTCTTGGTTCTGTGAACCGATTAAGAAAGCAATCAGAAACAAATACCAATGGGAAGAATCTTTAATTGTTGCAAAAAAAGCAATAACTGAACCTGTTGCACATGATGCTCTCTATAAAGTTAATGCAATGTATTACCACAACACAACTATCAATCCACAATGGAATAGACAAAAAGTAACTCAAATAGGAAACCATATTTTTTATAAATGATTTGAAATTATGCCAACAAAAAATGAAATAAGTGAATTTAGTGAATTGATTGAAAAACTAGCAATTAAATTAAAATGTTCCAGAATGGATGCAATACTTGAACATTGCAAACAAAGCGGACTTGAAATTGAAGTTGCTAGTACATTGATATCCTCGGCACTCAAAGCCAAAATCAAAGAAGAAGCACAAGAACTCAACTTAATCAAAAAAACTTCCAAACTACCTTTATGACTGAAAATAGTGGCTTTGCAGCATTTGCCATGTTTCATGCTTTCAAATTGCATTTCACAGGCAATTATGATTATATCAAATACAAAGGTAAAACGAATGTTAGTAAAACCACATTCATGTCTAGGAAGGACAAATACCAATTTTATAGACTCTCAAGAAAATACTCATTGGATGACTTGAGAGATTTTTATATTTCCAATTTCATAGTGGATGATGTCCAATGGATTGGTGATATCTCTGGTCCAAGTGGAGAAGAAAATTATAAAAAGTGGCAAAAAACACAACAGAGTTTGACTTATGTGTTTGAGAATGATATAATATACCTATTGGATAAGTACGGCATCAAAGGTGAAATGCTTTTTAGAGTTGATGGTGATAACTATCCAAAGTTATTAGAAGAAGTAATGAGAGATAAAGTAAAATTAGAAACTCTCATAATATTAAATGATAATACAAATTTTGTGGAAAAACATTGGTTACCACGAATTAAAGATGATATTGTTTGGCCACAATGGTATAAGAAAATTATAAAATATTCTCCTTTCTTACATTATGACAAACAATCTTTTAGAAACATACTAAAAACTAAGGTGCAAGATTATGTCTAAGAAAAAAATTGCAATTATTGGTGCAGGCACAGCCGGAGTTTATGCAGCAACACACTTTAATAGATGGGCAAAAGACTGTGAGATAGAATTATATTATGATTCAAATATTAAACCTCAACCCGTTGGTGAAGGTTCAACACTTAGTTTGCCTAGGTCTCTTTGGAATAATTTGTGCTTTACTTATGATGATTTGTATAAAATTGATGGTACTGTAAAGACAGGAATTAGAAAAATCAATTGGGGTGGTAACGGAGATTTTGTTCACACATTTTTTCCACCTAATGTTTCGTTTCATTTCAATGCTAGTAGTTTACAAAAATACATTCTTACTACACTAAAAGATGATATTAAAATTTTTGATAAGAATGTAACACACGATTCTATTGATGCAGATTTTGTTATGGATTGTTCCGGTAAACCAAAAACATATGAAGAATTTAATGTATCGGAATATATTTCAGTAAATTCTGTTTATGTAACACAATGTTATTGGGATAATCCTAGGTTTACTTATACATTAACCATTGCACGACCTTATGGTTGGGTGTTTGGTATTCCATTACAAAATCGTTGCTCAATCGGTTACATGTATAATAACAATATTAATACATTAGAAGAAGTTAAGGAAGATGTTAAAGCTATTTTTGAACAATTCAATTTAACTCCTAGTGATACGACTAACGCATTTAGTTTTAATAATTATTATCGAAAAGAGAATTTTGCAGCAGATAAACGTGTTGTATATAATGGTAATGCATCTTTTTTCTTAGAACCAATGGAAGCAACCTCAATTGGTACAATGGACTTAATTCAAAGAACTGCTTATGACCTTTGGTTTGGAGATAATGCCACAGTAGAAACTGCCAACAATCGATATTTGAGATTTATTAAAGAAGTTGAACACATGATTATGTTACACTATTGTTCCGGTTCAAAATTTGATACACCATTTTGGAAATTTGCACAAGACCGTGGTGAAAGATGTGTTAAAGAGATGATGCAAAACCAAAAATTTGTAGATATGTATAATTTATCTAAGCGTGATTGGTTGTTCTTAACAAGTGAAATGGGACAAGAAGGTAGTCTAGAGTATGCTACATGGACACCAATGTCCTATAATCAAAATTTAAATGCTTTAAATTTATACGAAAAAATGGACCAATATGTCTAAGAAGTATCATTATGTTGTTGTTGGTGGCGGTACAGCAGGAGTAATCTCTGCAACTTATCTTAAAGAATATTGGGGTGATGCAGTTGATGTTACTTTGGTTTACGACCACAACAAACCTAGTATTGGTGTTGGAGAAAGTTTAACACCAACAATATACAACTATTTGAATTATGTTGGTATAACAACAGAAGAGTTAATTCAAAATGTAAATGCTAGTATTAAGTTGGGTTTAAAATTTAAAAATTGGTTGAATGATGGCGGTCATTTTTGGAATTCATTTCAACAATATGATTATGGTATGAACAGTCTTATTTCAGCATATGAGATTGTGAACGATTGTTATGATACAGATGTTGGTTATAGTTCACATTATATGGATAATTGTCTATTACCAGGAAATATCAATCAGGGTGTTCCACAATCATTACACATAGATGCTACACTTTTTTCTGCTTATGTTGAAAATAAATTTAAAGATAGATTAAACATTGTAGATGCGTCTATTGTTGATGTAGTTAAAACAGATGATAATATTGATTATCTTGTAACTAAAAATGGTGAGAAGATATCAGGAGATTTCTTCATTGATGCTTCAGGATTTCAATCTGTATTATTTAAACATATGGGTAGCCAATGGATTGATAAACAAGATTGGTTACCAATTAACAGATGTATTCCTAATCCATTAGAATGGGAATTTGAGAAACAAGTACCGTATACAACATCAGAATCAACTGAAGATGGATGGATTCTTCAAGTTCCATTATCTAATCGATGGGGTTCTGGTTACTTGTATTGTTCTGAATTTTTATCAGATGATGAAGCTTTCAGTAAATTTTCTAAGTGGTCAAAACAAACCTACGGAAAAGATTTAGTAAACACCAGTCGTGTGTTGGACTTTAAGAGTGGTTATTGGAATAAACAATGGGTAGGAAACTGTGTTGCTGTTGGTTTGTCTAGTGGGTTTGCTGAGCCACTTGAAGCAACAAACATACACCACACAGTAATGCAAATAGAAAAGTTGATAAACATAAACAGTTTGAATCCTTGTGATATGGACCGTAAAAACTATAATAGAATAATGAATGATTTTTACGAAAATGTTTACTTATATCTAAGGTTCTGTTATGATACTGGTCGTACCGATTCTGAATTCTGGAAGTATTTGACAAATAATGTGCCAGTTGAAATAAAGGAATTAAACGAAAAAGTTAAATTTGATTACTTAACCGATTATGATATACACGCAGGAGAAGGTAACATCTTTACTTACCAATTCTTCCAAAGAGTTGCTGTTGGATTGAAAAAATGTAATCGAGATAGTATAGAATCGGTTTTGAGAAAGAGAAATTTATATGAAGCGTCCAAAGATGCACACCAATGGTTAGAAAACCTAAAACGACAAGATTTTAAAAATACTATTAGTCATAAAAAATATTTAGAGAGAATTATAAATGAAAAAAGTTAAAATCAGTCACATCTATTTGGATATGGATGGTGTGATTGCTGATTTTGTTAAAAGATACAAAGAACAGTATCAGATGGAACCAAGAGAAGCAGAAAAGAAAAAAGAATTTAATAAGTTCTTTGATGAGTTCATTGCAACAGGACAATTTCAAACTTTAGATTTGATGCCTGGTGCCATGACAGGTATTGAATTCTTAAGAAAGGCATCAGCACCTACACAAATTTTATCTTCTACAGCAAGTGAAGAAAGGTATGATGCCATTTCTAAACAAAAGTTAGTATGGTTACAAACACACGGAATTACTTTTAATCCTATATTTGTTCCAGGTAAAAGACACAAACACAAATATGCAACACCAACTTCAATTATTATTGATGACACTCAAAGTGTTATTGATGATTGGAGAAGAGCAGGAGGTATTGGAATATTACACACCGATTGGATGACAACAATCAACATTTTAAAGATGTATGTTTAATGAAGTTAATTCCTTTTTTCACTCCAATATGGACATTTGAACTTGCAATAGATTTTAATGTTGCAGTTGAAACTTGTTTGGATTTGAAAAAACAAAATGAAAGTGTACATTTCTCTAATAGAGGTGGTTATCAAAGTTCAAACTTTAATTTTGACCACTTCTCAACAAACTTTCCTGAGATTGTACAATCAATGGCTGGGCCATTAACAGAAATTTGTGATGAAACAAAAGCCAATTTTAAATTTGGTAACTATTGGATTAATGTGAATGAGAAACATTCTTACAATATATTACATGACCATCCAGATAGTGCTTTATCTGCCGTTATTTACCTAAAAACAAATGAAAAGAGTGGTAATATCTTTTTTAAGAACCCTACAAATCAAGAGTTCTTTCCAATAGATTCAACAAATGGTTATTTCTATGGAGATTATTCTTTTATACCATCACCTGGAACAATGTTGGTGTTTCCATCGTATTTGAAACATCATGTCGAACAGAATTTAAGTGATGAAGATAGAATCAGTATTGCAATTAATTTTGGTAATTTTCAATCCTATGGTTGACAATGCCTAAATATATTGATATACTAGTAGTTGATTATGAGAAGTAATTTGAAATATTCCGTTTATACTCCGTTTATACAAGAAAGAAGGTAACATATGAGTTTCGCAAATCTCAAACGCCAATCTGGCAACCTCGACAAACTATCTAAAGCAATCGAGGCACTTAATACCAACTCCGAATCATCCGATAAATCAGATAACTATTGGCGCCCAGCCGTAGATAAATCCGGTAACGGCATGGCTGTTATTCGTTTCCTCCCAGCACCAGGTGCTGATGGTGATGATGCTCTGCCTTGGGTCAAGATTCATTCTCATGGATTTCAAGGACCTGGTGGTTGGTTAATCGATAACTGTTTGACTACCAAGAATCAACAATGTCCTGTGTGTGAACACAATTCTGCTTTGTGGAATTCTGGTATCGAAGCAAACAAAGATATTGTTCGTAAACAAAAGCGTAAGTTAAACTACATCGCCAATGTTTATGTGGTTTCGGACCCTGCTAATAAAGAAAATGAAGGAAAAGTATTCTTATTCAAATTTGGTAAGAAGATTTTTGATAAGATTTCTGAAGCAATGAATCCACAGTTTGAAGATGAACAAGCAATCAATCCATTTGATATGTGGAAAGGTGCTAACTTCAAGTTGAAGATTCGTAAGGTTGAAGG